TGTGAGGATGCTTATGTGCTTTTGGAAGCCAACTATAACGTCTCGCCCGCTCTGGGGCTTCAAGCCATGGTCCGGGATCCTATCAAAGTACTGTCTGTGTTTGAGGAAGAAGATAGTGAACCAGATGTCACTCCTATATCTCCGGCCGAAGCTGATCTCACCATCCAGCGACACTTCCCTTCCCGCGTGGAGGACATATTCCCCGCTGAGGTCATATACGACCGATTGCCCCAGTGTGTGGCCCCGATCAAACTACAAATGTCTGATATCGGTGACACTTTCAATCCCACCATGGCCGAGTATAGGTATGCCAACACCGCGTTACACGGTAAGTGGACGGCCGGCGCTCCAATATCCACAGCGCATACTATGATCAACCGCTTCGGACGACCCATGCCGCTCCCCCCTCGCGAGGACGCGTGTAAAGTGGAGGCTCGACGCCTTTGTGACCAACTAATCACTAAAGCCATGAAAGCGGTTTGGACAATAAATGAGGATGATTTTTACCTGGCTATGGAACGTAGCGTGATCAATCAGCGCGCTAAGGGCACTTTGAAAATGGTGACCATATTGGAAGAGGCTATGTCCTGCACCCGTTATGACGGGTTTCAGAAGAAACAGATGAAGGTGAAAGCTGGAGCCTGTGATCCATCTTACGCTAATAAGGGTGGTCAGACCATCGTTTCGCCAGACAAGTCGTTGAACACCGTTATGGGCCCTCTTGCTCAATTCATTTCAGACTTTTTCAAACAGAATCTTAAGCCTCAATTCGTGTTGCACGATGGCCGGACTATTGAGGAAAGCTGCGCCCACCTCATGGTAGGCCTCTCTCGTGGCCTTCAGTTTGGCGGAACCGACCTTAAAGAACAGGATTCGTCCTTCTGCTACCTACACCATCTGGTTAAGTACTATCTCGCCAAAGCTTTGGCCGGAAAGTTGCTGGAGGCGGCAGGGCGCCTGCTGGGAGTCGAGCTTAACCGAATGTTAAAATGGAAAGTGTTCGTGCGGTCTGTTATATCTATGCTCGTGGAACTTATGAACCATTCTGGCAACAGCTGGACCCTGATCGCGAACTCTAATATGAGCTTGAGTCTTTTGTTTGATGTCGTCGAGGCTTCAGACGATCTTGCGCTGGTTTATGTCGGGGATGACACCGGGTATGTGGCCACGAAGCTGGAGTACAATGACCAAGCTATTAAGAAATTGAACGACATGTACGGCACGGTTGTGAAGAAAGAAGAAATGCGGGTGTTGACGTTCTGTAAGCATTTCGTTACCGCAACGGGGGTTTACCAGGATTTGGTCAAAGTAGCCACTTCGGTTATCAATAAACCCTACCGAGACGAGAAAGCATTCAACG